ATCGTACTCAACTCGCTTACGAGTATCTTGGTAGTGGTTCTCAGCAAAGATGGTATTGATGGCCTCCTCTTGAGCAATCTCAATGGCTGGCTTGTACTTCAGCTGCATGTGCAGGTTCAGCTCCTCGTCATCCTTCGGTAGCTCCATTGGGTCAACCACAAATGGGTCGATGCCAAACTGCTCAGACATCTTAGTGAGTACATCCTTAGCGACCATGTCGCCCTCAATCATATCCTGATACTGGTTGCGCTTCTCTGCCGACATCGCGTCTTGAGCGTATGCACGCACGCTGAACAGACGGTCATTCATGCCATTGACAACAATGTCAACGAACTTAGGGATGATGGGCACTGGAGTCCAGTCTAGATTCAAGTAGCTGAGGTCGCCGTCAATGGCAAGCTCGCTCTTGTATTTGGCTACCGACTGCTCACCTCTAGCGTAGAGACGAAGACGATTGAAGTCACGCCACTGGTCGTAGTATCTTGACGTGCCGTCTTTCTTAAACCACTCATACTGAATGGATTGCCCAACAAGTAGGCCATACTCCTTTGACGCTTTCTCAGCATCAGAAACGAACTGGCTGGGAAAGCTAGCCGCTAATATGTTGACTTCGACTTCTTTCATCTGTTTAGGAGCTCACTAGTACGGCCCTTGTTGTTATATTTAGCAAATTTAATGCTTATTTTGGTTTGCTTTTTCTCGGGTTGATACATGTGCTTTTGATTAGCCATAATCGCTAACCCGGAGCTAATGGTGGCGTCAAACTTCGTTCTGTTATTGATGTCGAAGCGAGCCCAATCCTCTAATGTTCTAGTGAACACCATGTTACCCATCTCATCTGCGTCTCTGTAGGTGCCCTCTGAGTCGATGCCTACGTACTTCTCAATGTACGACTCGATTGCGGTAGCGTGAGCCTGCTTGACCTCCTCACTTGAGTTCGGGATTCCACCAAGCTCTCGCTCTGTCTTTGACAGATTCGCTAGTGGCTTGTCCGGTCTGTTGGTGCTGAACGCACGGTAGCCTCTGTTCTTGAAGTGATACAGAAGACGTGGCTTGTTGTTCTCCGCCAGCACTGGCATACCATAGAACACGCATGCCATCAGCACCTCCTCAAAGAATATCTCCGCCGTCTGTGGACGGGCGACATACTCAAGAAAGAACTCGTTGACGGGTGCGTCATCCATGTGGTACTTGGTCATTCCATGAAGTGAGCCGTTAGAGCCGCCACCACCAACAACTCCGGATATGTCATATGGGTCACACCCAAACGAGCCAAGGTGTTCATTGCCAGGATAGAATAGTCCATTTCTCTTAATAACATTGTTCTGTAGTTTTGACGGCGGCATCCACGATACACGGAACCGTCCACGTGGGTCGGGCACCCATACAACCGTAGAGTCTTTGACGCCATCCTTCCAGTGGAACGAGCCAGTAGTGATGAAGTGTTCCTTGATGGTAGCGTCGTTGTGGTCAATCTGCTGGTATATCTTAGTCAGATTGAACAGCGCAGACTTACTCTCGTCACGGAACGCGTGCGACTCCGTGCGCGGGAACTGACGGTAGAATTCGTTGAGCGCATCCGGGTCTGACTTGAGCGACGCCACCTCGTTCTCCCAGTAGTCAATGGCTCCCATCTTTATCAAGTTGCCATCGATGCCCTTGATTGGACTCTCTGGAGTGTTGAGCACTGGCATTCCGAAGATGTCGATGTAACCCTCGAAGTTCCACTCCATTGGAATGAACAGCGAGTACAGACCACTCTTGGTCTGACCATTTGGGCTTCGCTTGGTAACATCTGAGTCGTAGTACAACTTCTTGAAGTTCTCACCACCCTTGTCCAAAGCGTTTGAAGTAGAACCCATCATGCACTTGCCGATAATCTTCGAGCCCAGCCGCAGACAGGTCTTTGTTACTCGCCAGTTGTTGAGGATGTTGTCCGGCTTGACCCACTTACCTGATTCGTCATGAATCAGAAGCTGCAGCTTCTCACCGTCATAGCTGTTGTCTGCCGTGTTCTTCCAGTCAATCGTAGTGTTTAGCCCCTCCACCTCGTCAACCTCCGTGTTGGACATGTTCTTCTTAGTGATTTTAGATGCGGGGACACGGTACGCCAGCTCAGTCTTCGGCTTATCCATACCATCCATTACCGGACGAAAGAAGAACGGCAGGTTACTGTTGATGGGAACCACTTTATCCGTGAACATCTTCTTGGCGTCTCCACCCGTCTTAGATAGGATGCCAACCCTTGCATCCTTTGCAACAGTTGCGATATTGACTGACTCAGACGAGCCCATGAATGAGAATCCAGAGCGTCGAATCTTAAGGTAGCACATGCCAAATGCCCTATTGTCAGCCTTGACAGCCTCCCAGAAAATGAAGAATATCCGGTTAGCCTCACGGAAGTCAGGCAATCCCACGTCAATCTTAGTCCACTGCAGGTACATGTAGTGCGAGCCGGTAATGTACGTAGGAAGGCCGCCGTTCATGAACCAGTGGCCCTGCTCGCGACGGTCAAACTCAGTCTCGACATAGTCTACCCACTTGTTCTTGAACTCGTTAGACATGTCATGCCACTGGAATATGGTCTTTATACGCGCTAGCTCCTTTGGATACTCCTCTGGCTCCCAGTACTGCTCCTGTATCTTTCGACTCCTAGAATGAATCTTTTCCGGCTCAGCTGGCAGCGCTATAAACAGGTTGGATATCTTATAGATTTCACCAATGGTGCCATCCCTAGATATAACGACCATGTCGTACTTCTCATTATAGCCATACTGCCACGACCGCGCCTTATTACCTCTGGTAATGACGTAGTCGTCGACGTATCCATCGACTATCTCACAGATTGTACTATTTTGCTCTTCGTTCTGCAAAGCCCTGCTTGCTTGGTGTTACCTGCTCGTGAGCTGGCGTGCCGTTGAGCGCCTGCTCCTCCTGCTCCACTCTGGACAGAATCTCAAACGCATCGAATATAGCGAGCTTCTTTGTGGCTGCCGCATTCTTAAGGCGGTCAGGCGCGATGTCCGACTCCGGGTCATCGTGTACGATGATGCCCTCTTCGGCCACCTTGATGAGCTCCTCGACCGCACGGCGGCCAGCCCTTATGATTCGTTTTCTGATTTCAATTGAGTCCATTACAGCAAGATACAAACATTTTTGCTGTTCATCCTGTACAGCTTCTCGCCATCTACGTTGAACTCGTACTCCGTGCCTGGCGTGTACACGACCTCATCACCCACGCTAAGGCCAGCTTCTGCTAGCTCAGTGGTGATGTATCGTATCGTACCGATGAGTGGCTCCTCTGTGCCGGGCTTATCAAGGTAGTAGTCCTTCTTGTCGGATGGCTTGATGAAGCAGTAGTAACTTGTTGTCTTCCAACCGCTTCCATCGTTGACCATAAAGAACTGATCTTGGTCAACCATGAACAGGTCGTCGCGCAAGAAGTTATGGCTGCTGCGCTCACGACCACGCATGTCGTTGTAGTACTTGAATACGTTATGATGAACCAGTAGTGTGTCGCCCTCTTTGATACTACCCTTGTAGCGGGATGGCGTAGAGACCACCTCAGCAAATCTGTTGGAGGTTGTGTGATCCTCCTTCGATGAGCTGATGATGAAGTCAATACCGCCGATGTCTCTTACGTTATCGTAGCGTCGACCACCAACTGGTTTAACAATAAAGTAGAGTGGAGATTTCATTAGCTACATGAATTTAAATCTTGCTCCAATCCTGTCGCTTATAAATGTTCTTGATTTCCCTATAGACTCTGAACATTTCCTCATAGATGAATACTTAGTATTGGTCAATGTGTCTAATACAACTTTAGAGCAATAGTCCTTTCTTATTTTCTTTATATTCTCAATCTGTTCAGGAGTCCTTTTTTGGCCTTTATTTCTTGCTGAGGCTATAGCTCCAACCTTACTTGCTACATCTGGATTCTTCATTGGATTATAAACCTTCATTCTTTCAGAAACTCTTTTTTTGCCATCGTCTGACATCTTTGGATGTCTTCCTCCAACTGAAGTGTTATAATTGTTTTTGCTATTGACCCATGAATCACACACTAAAAAAGATTCTTCTTCATATGCCTCTTCTGCAGAGTCAAAAAACGAAAGTATTTCAACATCAAAATTTTCGTAACCATATTTTTTTACAGCATTAGAAAACGCAGTATTATAATAATTGGTTGAGTTTTGACTCCTTATACCACAACCTATATATCCATCATTAAGCACATTGGTGCAATGCACGCCAATATACGTCTTGCCGTTTATTTTGTTTTTTGTCTGATAAACAAAATTAAATTTTTTATGACCCACAAGAATCACATCCTTCGGGGTTGTCGATGCTACAGGTTGGGGCAACAGGGGCTTGTTCCAGCTCGTTGAGCCAGTTGTCGAATGAATCACTCATGGTTTAGAAATTGATGTTGTACTCTACGGATATCGGCATATCAACGAACTCTTTC